ACTTGAGCATGATCCCTAAATTGGTTTTGACTTTGCTCGACAAACATGCCGCGTAGGCTATACGTAATAGTGGTATGAATTCAGGACAGATTGCTGATATGACGAGATAATAAAATAAGTACTCCAAGAAAAGCACTTCTTCCCTTTGGGAGCTTTCGTATTTGGACATATCGTTTTCCACGATATGGTGACAGCGAGCAGCTATGTTTGAAAACTGCTCGCCCATGGCATGGTGGTCTTTGCCATTAGCCACTTCATCCAATTTGAAAAAAGCTCTTTCCAAGGGCTCGATGACTTGAGCATAAAAGATGTTGAATTTGGGGTTTCGCCCCATGATCATCCTAGGCGATTTGGTCTCGTCGAAATATCGCTCTAATTTGACGAAAGCTTGAATGTCACTGTCCTTTTCGACATCAAACCCGCTCCTCTCGATTTCTCGTTTAGCTTTGAGGTAGCGTTTTCGTACTGCACCTTTCTTGTTCTTGAAAAAGTTTTTCTCATCGAACCGGTGCATGTGTTCGATGGTGCGCTCTGCGAGGCGCTCTACAATTCGGGTGGTGAGGGCATTGAAGGCAGCGATACTCTTGCGAGAATCGCTGACGATCGATGTAAAATTTGTGCACTCACAGCAATCGCTTGCATGCTCTGCAACCTCGGGACGACCACATTGGAAACATAGTGGACGCCGTGCATTGCGTATTGAAGAGCCATCTGTCCGCAGCCATTTATGTAAATTAGCATGGGGGAGAGGCTCGGGCGTACGTTTGAAATAACGGTTTCGTACGCTGTCCGCAACGTTGTGAGGGCAGTGCTGCATAACGATCGTGGGATTCCGCTGTAGTAGAATTGGGAGATCCCACTCCAAATAATGTCTCTTGTCGCAATGCCGAGTTGAGCAAAAGTGTGCGCCGCCGTTCTTAAAGCTAAAACGCTTCCATGTGCCATAGTCCTGGCATTGGCGGTAATCAAACGACGCAATATCCACGCATCGAGACTCATTTTGGCATTTACCAACCTTGCGAACAAAATTGGTGATGCCACGGCTGCAACAAGGAGACATGTTCGCAGACTCACTGGGACGCTTGGAAAATACGAGGTGATGTTATGATCCTCGTTGTTCTGCGCAAGCAGAAAATCATCATCCACGTTATCGGCAGCCTTCTGAATTGTGTGATGAAGGCAGGAAACGAAGCGCGCGGATGTGCGTTCCTCCAGTGGCACTTTAAGCTCGTCTAAATACCGTAGAGCAAGCTTCTTCGAGTGCGCCAGCTTCGCGCCTCGGTCGAAAACACCATTGATCTTGTAACTGGTGTTTTGGTTAATGCGTATGTACGCCAGCATCTCCGGTAAGAGAAGATCTTCTTCTGGCAGGGCACTATTTTTAAGCCAGCCGATGTTATGGTTAACGTTCACATCGGGGCTATAGGATGGCCAAGCGAACATACGCTTCACTTGGTCCACCCATGCGAAACGCCATCTGATATTGGATGGCCCGCTAGGTATAGCAATCATGGCATCTGGAGGGGCAGACACCGCAGAAGGAGCGGCAGTCACCCAGCAATCACAGAGCGTGAGATCGCAATGTCCACATTCGACGCAGACAACATAAGCCTTCGGGTCTATTTTATCATCATTGGCAGCAGCCCAAAGGTTGAAGGCGTCTAGCGCCGCCTTCGTTTTGAATGTCTTCTCCAGTGCCCTAGAGTAGACTTTCGTGAGAGCGTAAACGTTTAGGTCGCTCTGAATGGATTGTGCGAGATCCCGCCTTTTGTTAGAGGGTGGCTTAACCCCTGCACGTTTTCCGTTTGCGGGTTTCGGATTCCCTTTGGGGCCCTTCTGGCCCTTGTTAGGCCCACCTGGTGTACATGGGGCCTTTTTGCCTGCATTCCCCGCTGGGTTTGCAGCCGCCTTGGCGGTGCCGCTCGTGCAGGGCTGGTTAGACCCTTGCGGTTGTGCACTACTTTTCGTAGACCCAGCGGCCGGTGAAGGCAACTGGGAGTTACAGTTGAGCTGGGACTGTTGGCCCGTTTGTTTTCCGGTTATCGTGCTCGGTGCGGTCCCCGAGCCAGACCCTTGCGCGTCAGCGTGCGCAGGTACTCTTGTGTTTGTACTATCCATTGTGAGAAAGTTCGAAACATTTAAGTCCGTTGTCCAATTAAGCAAAACGTTGGACCACTGTAAATTAATCAATGGAGGCGCTGGGCCCCCAAAGCCGATCCCTAATGGCGGTCCGGGTCGAGGAGTTGTCTAGGATCCCCCTAGTGAAGCCGTGGCCTACAACTTTATCCCCAACATGCGTGGCACCCCACCCAAGGAGTGACGTTAAACATTCGTTGACAGCGTCCCGATCAGGAGGCTAAGCACTCCCCGGGTTACTCCAGTCTTACAGCACGCTATGAGTAGGGCGGCTGGTGTCAATAGAATGAATGAACGTCACACCCTGCCCCCGGTGCTGCGGCTCGTTTCTAGGAAGCCGCTAACACAGGAGGGTAAGGTCATAAAAC